TATTGAAACAAAAAGAATATAATTCCTTTTTGACAAAATAAATAATGCCATTTTACGCTGTTGCTAAAGGGAGAACACCCGGGATATTTTTAACATGGCCCGAGTGTCAAGAATCTGTCAAGGGGTTCAGTGGTGCTGTATACAAAAAGTTTGATAAAAGAAGCGATGCTGAGGGGTTTATACAAGGGGCTTCGGAAGTCGGTCATAAAGATGATATTGTTGTAGATTACTATGTATACACCGATGGAGCATGCTCGAATAATGGGAAAGAGGGGGCTTGTGCTGGAATTGGTGTCTACTTTGGCGAAGGGGATGCGCGGAATATTTCGCGACGGGTGGAGGGGAAACAAACCAATAATGTTGCGGAACTCATGGCGATAATCGCTGCGTTTGAGGTGATATCCAAAGATACGGTTGCCTTCGGCGTAAATGACGATATTAAGGGGGGAAAGTCTGTCGCTATCGTATCGGATTCGGAATATGCTATTCGGTGTTGTGGTTCGTATGGGACTCGATTAGCGGGTGAGGGATGGAGAACCGCGATACCGAATAAAGAATTGGTTCGAAAGGTATGGGAGTATAGTCAGGGTGCGAATGTCCAGTTCATTCATATACGAGCACATACGGGATTGACGGACGAACATTCTTTGGGGAATGATGGGGCGGATCGGCTGGCGAACATGGCGATAGGACTGGAGAGTTGTCCTTATGCTAAGAGGTGATTTATTTGAGTTTCATGTGAAGAATATACAACCAAAAACATTAAGTTCTCATTCGGGTTGTATACATAGTTTTTCAGGAAGTGTAACAAAATAATGATTATTGTATAATACATCATTATCTAACACTTTTGCGAGTGTTTTATCACTTATTTTCAATTGTTTAATACAATCATATTTACAAATAAACTCATGTTTTAGATTTTTATTTACGTCGAAATATCCAACACCATATTTATATAATATAGGTTCTCCATTTTTTTCTATAAACTTTCGGATAAGATTTTTCTCGCATTTGTCATAAAGGATATAATAATGGTCATTTGCTAATGTTTTGTTTTTGACAGGATTATCAAGAGCCGATGTGGATTTATATCCGTTTTGGATAGCAGCAGTTTTTCTATCGAGATAAACCGCGATAATTTCAGTTTGGTCTTTATTCACCTTTGCTATATATCCATTATTTTGAGGTCTAGATGGATTTATTTGAATTGGATTGTGGATAATATTAGGGTCCTTTTCTCGGTCGACATATGCCCATAAAAAGCCATTATAAATACGATTTTCTTTTATGGCTTTTTCAATAGAAGGTCGTTTCATTCTATAATTATGCTCTACTAAACATTGAGCAACGGTTTCATAGACTTTAATGATGGTCATTGTTTCTGGATTAATTTGTTGGAGTTTATGACTGATTGTAACCAGGGGTTGATTGAAGTTTGTGGTTGTTTTTGTTTGTGACGTTGTTAATCTATCAAGGATTTCCTTATTTGATTTTTCAAGCGATTGAATTTGTTTGGACATTTCAATTTGGTTTTCAAGGATTTTTTGTAAAATATGTGGTTCCATAATTATATTTGTTGTAGATGAATCTATTCCATCAGATAAACATTTACTTTCCAATCTTTGTTTTAATGTATGAATTTCATTATATAATTTTTCTACAAGATTATCTATTGGGGTGTCATTATAATTATTAATATTTTCATTTATTATTTGAAGCAATAAGTCATATGATAATTCCTTTCCAATCAAAAAAAGTTCCAATTCTTGTTCATGTCCTGGTAAATTATTTACACGATTTGGCTTTATTAATGGGTGTTGATGTAGAAAATATTCAAAATCCTTACTATTTGACGTTTTGAAACAATCTAATAGGATGATATCTTTATAATTTGTTTTATGTTCGGCATATCTACCTTGTATTCCTCTACGACTTTCACCAATTTTTACAATATATTGTCCATTTTCAAACGATTTTACCTTTATAATATATACTATTGAGCCTTTTGAACCAAACTCTCTTAATAATAATTTTTCACGGTTCTTTTTGTTTTGTATGTCCCTATCTTTTTCGTTATTCTCTTCTATTTTTTTTAGTTGACTTTTTAGTTCAGCACATTCTTCTCCTATAGTTTGTTGTAATAATTCTTCTAATTTGATAAAATATTCATGTATTTCATTTGCTTTTTTTGTACCTGCTTTCAAACAAAAAAGTTTGAATGTTTTTATATTTAACATAATAGTTTCTTTATTATGACCACCATGAGATTTACTTTGATGTTCTTTTGATAATATTTTATAGTCTATTTCTGATTTAAAATTTTTTTCTAATAGTATTTTTGCACTTATTTTTTGTGTAAATCCTAACCATTTCCATATATTATCTAAATCAATACTAAAATCATTTGTTTGAGAATAATTCAAATAACAATAAAATGATGATATGAACAGTTTTTGTTGGGACTCTGTGAATGTTTCTTTTACTTTTACAAGTAATTTATTATTATACGTTTTAGATAACTGTGTAATTTGATTTTTTTCAATTAATTCAATAATATTAATTTCAGACATTTCTGATAAATAATATATACTTTACTTTTTTATATTATTTATCTTACTTTTATTTTTATAATTCTAAAGCAAGATTCTTGCTTTAGCAACTTCTAAAGCAAGATTTTTGTAATGATTAATATATAAATAAGTAACAATTAAATAATACATTGTTTGCTCCACAAGAAGGTGGAACAAAAACCTTATATTAATATTTTATCATCATATATTTTATAAAAATATATGAAAAATGACACCATAATTGGTAACAAAATATTTAATTTGAGTAAGCCACTCCCGCCATGCCGCTCATCACACGGAGAACGTTGTAGTTAACAGCGTAGACACGAACCTTGGCAGTGGCAGTTCCCGAAACAGTCGGGGAAGAAAGAACAAGCTGGAGGACAGCGTTATCGATTCTGGAGAAGTTGCATGACCCGCTTGGCTGATGTTCCTCAGGCCTGAGGGCAAAGCTGTACACGCAGATACCAGTATCCGGGGCACGGGTGTGGTGTTGGTAAGGTTGGACAACGTCGAAGTAAGATCCTTCACGCTCAGAGAAGCGGTCCTGGCCGTTAAGCTGGAGCTTAGCGGTGACGACAGGGTTCTCACCCCAACAGTGCATGTCGAGGGCAGTCTCAGCAAGAACAAATGTTCCGGCATCAGAGAGACCAGAGGTGGTCATGGCAGTGGTTCCGTCTTGTGGGCGGAAAGGAAGCTCAGCAGAGGTTGCTCCAAGCCAAGCACCACCAGCAGTCTGGGAGGTGATGTCCACAGCACCAGCCATCTGGAAAAGACCAGAGGAGGTGATGAAGGCATTAGAACCAGAGACCTCAGCAGGTCCACCGAACGCGTGGATAGCGTTAGGAAGAGCATCGATGGAGTCAGTGTAGTTGAAAGGCTGAGCACCAAGGACTCTGTAAAGAAGCTGAGAAGCATCAAGAGACGAGCAGTAGTCAACGTTGGCATCAGGTTGGACAACCCAGATGAGCTCCTTAACCGGGTGGTTGAAGTTGAGCTTGATCTTGTTGGAGGATGAACCAACAGATTCATCACCAGTGAACTGAACCTGCTCAATGAGATACTCGTGAGGGTTCTGTGCCATCTTTCTGCGCTCGTCAGTGTCAAGGAAGATGTAGTCAACATAGAGCGAAGCAGCAACAAGACCTTGTTGGTAGGCAGTGGTGACCGACTGGGTTCCAGTAAGGGCAGAGAGGGTGTTGACGGCCCAGAGACACTCACCAATCGGGCGAATATCAAGGTTGATCTTGACCTCGTGGTATTGGAGAGCAATCAAAGGAAGAGCCAAACCAGGGTTGCGGCAGAACCAGAAGAGGAGAGGAATGTAAAGAGTGGTCTCAGGGAGAGCGTTTCTTGGGGCACACACCTGGGTAGGGGCACCAGCAGCAGCGCAAGGACCAGCAATGGCAGCGAAGGTAGGATCAGTCATGTAGGTGAGCTGGGTGGTGTTTCCAATGAGCTTGAAATATCCACGTTGTTGCTCAGAGGTCATGGTGACCTGGTTCCAGATGTGCATCCAGTCACCATATTGGCGGTCAATTCTTTGACCACCAATCTCAACCTCAACCTGGGCAATAAGTTGCTCACCAGGGAAATCAAGCCAACGGGCATAGACACCAGTGTTTTGGCCAGAAGAGTAGTTTCCAAGACCCATAAGTTGGTTAATCTCAGGAAGAGTAACCTGAAGATATGTGCGGTAGGCAAGATCACCATTTCTGGAGATCACGCACTGCACGCGGCGACCGAAATCGGCTTGGCCGTTAAAAGTTTGCTCAATAGATTCAATAGCAAAGTTTGTGTAACGTCTGTAAGTTACTTTCCAGAAAGTAATTTGAGGATTACCTGTACATTTCCTCTAC